ATTACCTCCACCACCTGAAGAAATTATTGTAGATGTAAAAGTAGAAGGTGTCGATAAGACCTATACACAAGCAGATGTTAATGATGGAACTATAGAGCGTGACCAAGAGCGTATAGATAATGAGGATATGTTTGGTTGCTTTATGACTAATGCACAAATAGATCGCGGCGATTGTGTCATTATAATAGAAGAAGAAGAAGTTTTTGAAGATGATATTATAGAAGAAGAAATTATTATTGTTGAAGAAAAGGTAATTGTTGAAGAAGAAGTTAAAGAAGATGTGGAAAACATCTTTCCTGAGGATGATGATGATATATTCGACATACTCCCAAAGGAAATATTTGAAGAAGAAATTATTGTATTTGAAGATGAAATACTGGAGTTTGAAGAACTACCTATTGAGTTTGAAGTTATTGAATTTGATATGGAAGATATTGCACCCACAGTCGTGGTGGAAATACCAATACAGGATGAAATTATAGAGGAAGTTATAGATGAAGAAGTTGAAGAAGATGTCGAGGAAGTTTTGGATGAGCCAATACAGGAAGATGTTGAGGAGGAGCCAGAACTTACAGAAGAAGAAATTGCAGAAGAAATTGAACAAATACAAGAAATCGTCGAGATACCTAAAAGTTCCACCGAATTAGAATTTACTGAAGAAGAGTTTGAAGAAGCCGTTGAAGAATATGTAGAAGAACTTGAAACTGAAGAAGTCATTGAAGTACTAGAAGAAGTTAATGATGTTGGTGTGCAAAATCTATCCCAAGTCACAGAGGAAACACAGGAGATCATACAAGCAGTAGTAGAAGAAGCTATAGAAGATATTGAAGAACTTACTGAAGAACAAATAGAAGTTGTCGCTGAAGTACTTCAAGTAGAAGCAGAGGATGTAGAAATAATAGCTGAGTCTGTTAAAGATGATGAAGTTATAGCTGAAGCAGTAGAAGAATATGTTGAAAGAGCCGTAGAAAACGCTGAAGTAGAGAATTATACACTTGCTGATGTTGTTACAGAAATATCTTATGAATCATTCATAGAAAATCCTATAGAGACCTTCGTAGATTTTAATAATTTAGGTGACATAACTGTTGCAAACATAGGAGATGATATGACACAAGATCAGAAGGAAAAAGCACAAGAAGTTGTAGTGCCAGTTATTTTGACTAGAATAGCTACTATGGCAGCTTTCGTATTTAGGAGAGGTAATGTTTAAAAAACTATGGAAATGGTTTGTTGAAGCATTAAAAGAAACATTAAACCTTAGTTGGACTTTGGTTGGTTTAGTAATTGCAACTTTGACTTTGACTGGAAGTGCTCAACAAGTCACAGGGTTGGCAACCGTTATTACTTTAATAGTTTGGTTATTAACTTTGGGATTTAGAAATGGCAAATAATAAATGTACATGCGAAATACTCTGTTGTCAATGCGCAGAGCATTGTCCAACAAGGAAAGGTAAATAATGAAATTGCAAGTTATTAGAACTCAGCTAGGCAAAGATGCCACGAATGGTCTTTTGTTTATTGATGGTATTTTTGAATGTTTTACATTGGAAGATCAGTATCAAGAAACAAAAGTTATGCATGAAACTTGCATACCTGAAGGAGAATACGATATAAAATTAAGAACAGTTGGCGGTTTTAACGAAAGATATACTAAAAAATATCCTACGTTTCACAGAGGTATGCTCTGGCTTCAAGATGTTCCTGGATTTGAGTGGATCTTAATACACCAGGGGAACACCGACGAGCACACTTCAGGTTGTCTTATTGTCGGGAATTCTCAACAAGATTTAGATGTCAATTTTAATGGTATGGTCGGCTCTAGCGCAGATGCGTACAAGAAACTATATAGAAAAGTTTCTGGAGCCATACTTAAAAATGAAAAGGTCACAATAGAATACAGTAAAATAATGTTAGACAAGGAGGAGAGAACTTCTTGTTGTGGTTGTGAAAAAATAGATAATATTCTAGATGGTGTAAACCAGATAGAAAATAAGTTAAAATTAAGTAAATTAATAGAATAAAAGGAGAAATATGTCAGAAGAACTTAAAGACATGCTTGAAAGAACTAGCTGGACCTTCATTGAAGCGTTCATTGGTGCGTTAACAGTTGCTCCTCTAGTTGGTGTAGATGCTGAAGTACTTCAGTTAGCTGCATTAGCTGGTGGTGGTGCTGCTTTAGCGGTAATTAAAACTTACGCTAAAAAGCAGGTGACTAAATAATGCCTAAATATGGTTCAAAAAAGTTAAAGAAAAAAGCTAAAACTGGCGGCTTTAAAAAGAAATAAAAAAAGAATCCTGAGCTATTGCTAGTCCAGGATTCTTTTACGTACATAACAAAGAGAGTAGTTATGTTAAGTGTATTATATTGTATTAAAAAGGAATGTCATCCTTATTTTCTACTTTAGTTTTGCCTACTGTTGGAAAGGTTTTGACAATGTTTAGGTATTCACTATCTTCTTCCTTATCTAACTCAACACCGATGTAAGCACCAATGTATTCGTTAGGGTCAAAAGATACGTCTCCTTCAGATACTTCTATCTTAAGAGCCTTCATAACCTCTATCATTTTCCATTTGGAATTCTTAGTAAACATTGTCCACATTTTAAATGTAACGCCTTTTACTTCAATTTCCCAAACCCAACCTTCGTTGTCAGATGCACTTAAGTGATCTTTCACAGAAAGAATTTTACCCTCGTAATCTCCTGCTTCTAAATCGAACTTAGCTGCACCTTTCAGGTCGTCTTCAGCTATTCTTATTTTCTTGGCTTCCACCATTTTTAACCTCCAATTGGTTGTAGAGAAAGTAATCATCTTGTGCCCATAGGTGTAAACCTAAACCTACTCTCATAGCGCAACGCTTATGAGCATCAGATATAGCAAGTTTTAATCTCTCGCCATTGTTCATTCTTTCTCCTGTTTTCTTATTTGTTAATTTATATGGTTTATCAACTGAGCCGCTTTCCTCCATTACTATTTCTTTACCATCAATAGTAAGTGTTAAACGTAAAACAACACCAGTCAATGTATGACCATACTCTTTATGTTCATCATAGATTTCTCGTACGACAGTTTGTCCGTAAGGACCACAATGCAACAACAATCTTTGTGTGACGGCACTATGCTCCACATAGTCGCCAAACTTTCCTGGTGCTGCACCTTTAATTAAACCAGCAAATGGTTTAGCTAAATTTTTAAGATCTAACATATCTATCTCCTTCTTCCATACTTGTAGCCCACTTAGGAGCAGATGCAGTATTACAATTTATTATTTGTAAACTTGCATTCTCTGCAAAATTGCGCTCTAAGAAAGTATCTCGTATAACTTCAGTTCTACGACCTCTTTTAGCTGCTATTGCATCTAAAGCTCTTAACTTAGGAACAAAAGTAGGACCAACAATTGCACACAATGTCTGCACTTGGTCATCAGTTATGTCCTCTAACAACCACCTAAAAAAATTAGGTAGTTCTGGAACTTTATACTTGTATGATTTAGAAGTATGAAAAACTGTATCTCCTAATTTATAAGAGCCTTTCTCTGAAACATCTTTACTAATAAAAACGTCAGCATAACTCTTAACTTTCTTTGTAGCATCTTGCGCACTAGATATGGGTAGTCTTGCAACTACTAAATCTTCTAAAGGAGCAGAACTAATAAATTCTCCAACTTCAGTATTTTCCATTTCATCTGCACTATAAACTTCTTTAGATAAATCTAAAGCGTCAGCTACTGATTTTATATTTTCCATATTTCCTCCAAAACCACTATATATGGTGTCAGTTTATAAACATTATAAAATTGATAAATTATCCCAACCATCTTTGCTTATAGTTAGCGTTAGGACACCAGGATGCGCCCACAGACCTGTCCTTGCCGTGAAATCAAGGCTTTTGTCGATAGCTGGACATTGAAACCAAGTTCTATCTCCTTGTTGTAGAGAGCGAAAATGGTGATAGTGAGCAGATATTAAAATATTGCTCTCTCCTGGCGGTAAAAAGCCAAACATTTGACCTTTCCACCAATTTAGTATTTTAGTAGTAGGATCTCCGCCACCACCAGTCATGTGTCCGTGAGTAAAAGCTACTTTTTGTCCGTATATATCTAATACTTGATGAAAATCTGTTGCTACGTCTACTTTTACTTTTTTATAGCGTGGATTTTGAGCCATTATCTCTCCACATATTTCTAAATGCATAGTATCACTATTGTCTAAGCGTGAAGTAGTCACATTTCCTTTCCCAGAGCGTGACATTTCACCGTGATTTCCTGGTACTCCAGCTAAAACAATGTCATCTACTAAAGGTAAGAATGTATCTACACATCTCATAATTAATTTTCTAGCTAAATGATATTGTTCTTTGAGCGACAATTCTATGTTGTGAGGTTGCGAATCATAAAAACCGTGGCAATTTTCTGTAAGATCGCCCATTCCTACTAAGTAAACTGATTTAATTTTTACTCCAGATTTCCTTAGGTCTTTTATTCTTTTAACTGCAGAAGTCAAACCTAACTCTAATCTTTTCACAGTAGCTTCTACTCCTAGATCAGATTTTCCTAACTGCCAATCTGCAAGCATAAACATAAAAGCAGTATCGCCGCCTCTTTTTTTAACTTTTAACTTAGGTTTCTTGCCCACTTCTTTAAAAAGTTCAGCAACATATTCATCTTTGAGAGGATTTTTTTTGCGAACTATACCTTTAAAAGCATAGAATGTTTCAACAATTCCGCCTTTCAATTGAGTATTCCAGCTCGATGCTTTTACTACGCCATCTATTTCGTAATGTTCAGGGTCAAAGCCCCATTGTTTTAGTATGTTGTCGAAATTGTCTTTGTAATTTTTGTCTGTACCAACGTGAGTTATTTCACCAACACCAATAGATTCTTCAAATTCATATTTGGGTTGCCAACCACTTGGATAATAATTATTTCCTAAGTCTTGATCTTTCGGCATCGTACCTCCAGCGTTTATTCTTTAAAATTAAAGCCTTGAAACATTTTCTCTATTTCATACTTTAACTCTGCCTCCGCTTTACTGGTAGGATACCTACCTGGATAATTTACTGAGTTCTTTTGAATTATTTGTTCAGTAATGTATAATGCGCTATTTATAGTGGACATTAAGAAATCAGAATCCATAGTTTCTCTTATTTGTATGTACAATCCACAAATAATCATAAGTACGTCTTCTGCGTTAACACCTTCTTCAAATTTTTCTACTGTCTTTTTATAATTATTTAAAATTTCTGTTGCAAATGGTGTAATTTCAAAAGGATTGAAATCTTCTTCGCCTGAAAAAAATGATTCGTTTATATCTGACATATTGATAGGATAGCATAACTAAAGTTATTGGAGGATAATGAATAATACTTTAAAAGATTCGCTTGACATAATGTGCACAGTATGGGCTAACAATGGAGGTGGCTTTGCTTACATATCAGAGAAGAATGGTCAATGGAAAGATCACAAAATAAATTGGGCGAACTATGTCAAATTAAAAAACTTTGTTTACAAACAAAATCCAGAGTCAGATATTTATTGGACACCGCTTTGTTTTGAAGATAATAATTCTAGGAAAGCTATCAATGTTAAAAAAGAACAAGGTTGTCTTTTTGTTGATGTAGACGAATTAAATGTTGAATGGAAAGGTGGCATTAAATTAGCACCAGAGCCATCAATAGTTTGGACTACAAGCAAAACAAGATGGCAAGCAATTTGGTTGCTTGATGATTTAATTACTTTAAAAGAGCAGCAAGATATGAACAGAAGGTTGGTGTATCACATAGATGCAGACAAAGGCGCTTGGGACGCTGCAAGAGTACTTAGAGTTCCTGGATCTATTAATGCTAAAAGAAATGGTGTGGTTGGTAAGATAAAGAAAATGGATTTTGATTGTTACTACACTCTTGATGATTTTGATGCAATACCAAATGTAGCAGACACTACTGTCGTTGATAAAAAATTGCCTGAAAAATTGTCGCAGTTTAAAATTAATGATCTACCTTTGGAAGTACAGTATTGGGTAACAATGACACCTGAAGAATACAGAAGTCATAACGACATAGATAGAAGTGATTTAATTTATAAGTTATCTATAAAATTAATAAAGAACAAATTTTCTGTTGAAGATACATTTTCTATACTGCAGGGCACACAATTTAATAAATTTAAAAATAGACCTGAAACTTTAATTAAGGAAATACAAAAAGCAGAACTTGTAGTTAACAGGTAGTTACATTTCCTTACCAAGAGAATTTAATGAAAGCTATTTTAAAAATAAAAAAAATATATAGTGTGCTGATTTCTCAACACACTACATATTAATTATTTTTTTATACTTTTATTTTCTTATTTGTGACTATGCTAGGTAATCCAAATCCAAAACAGTCCCAACATACTTTGTCAATGTCATCTACTGTTGCATTTTTCATATCAAAGTTCATATCAAATGGTGCAATAATTTTAAGTATTAATGCTTTGATACTGTCATCTACATATTTACTTCTGCTATAACCACTTTTCTTATCGAATAATGATATAGCGTCATTATCATATGTATGCATAACTATTTGTCCAGCAACTTTATTAGCTCGTTCAATGATGTTATCTAATTCATCAAATGGACTATCTACATTGTTATACATTACTATATAATCTGCTAAGCTACCAAATTCCTCAACATAACTGATATAATCCTCACCACCTAGTTGTTGAATATTACGAACTTCGTCCTCATATACAATTTCACATGCATAACTATCGTATGAATAGTTACTAACTAATCGTGTAGATTTATAGCTTGTATTTGAAAACCAGATACCATTTTCCTCTGTACCTAATTCTTTATTGATAATATAAGTATTTTTATCTAATACTGCATTAACAGTTTGAAATACCATTTTATCTGAACCTATAATCTCGCCAATAAACTCACGTATGCGTCTAACACTTAGAAAGTTAGGTTGCATATTTTTGAGAAATACTTTATTAAACATTCTTGTATCACTCATTTTATCTGTTGGCTCTACACAATCTAAAACACCATTATGTGCAAATACTGTTTCTGTATTTACATGGAATGGATGACAATTATTAATATCTGTTGTACCTGAAGTTGCGATACGACAATGTATTAATATGTCACTTGTTTTACTGTGTTCTTTTTGTATATCCATAACTCTTGTTACGAACTTTTTACTATCCATAGTTTTGTATACTTTTATTTCATCATTCTCTATGTATGAAACACCAAAACCATGTCCATTATTATTTGTCATATTTTCTAAAGTTGATTGGTTAATTGTACCAACACCTTTAGGAACATTTGCGATAATACACATTACCAGTTACCTCCATTATTGTTTTCTATATCATTTATTTCCATATGATCTGGTTGCATTTGGTTATCATCACCATATACCAATGCCCAACCTAGATTTTTATGTTCTGTATATTTAATCCATTTACGTTCAACCAAATATTTGAACAAGTTGCTATACGTTTTTCTATATGCTTTTACCCACAACAAGTAATATTTTAGATTATGCGCTTTATCTCTAGCAATATCTTGATATGTTAGTTGTGATGTATAATGAAACAACGATTGCGCAAACTCTAGATTTTTAAGTAATCTATCTACTTTTAGATTAGATCTAAAATAACGCAATTCTATTGTACTATTTGATACATTTACTGCACCTCTGCTAGGTGATTGCAATTTATGTTTAGCATATTTAGCAAACTCGTTAGGTTTTTGTAAATAACACCATTGACTATCTCTATCTATTGGTCGTTGTGCAATAGCTGCAATAAATTTAGGATTATCATAATGCATAGATAAAAATGCATAATACTGATATGTATTATTAAACACATCTTTATCTAAATGTATATGTCCTCCACATGGTCCGTAAAATGCTTTACTCCATTCTGATGCAACTTTAAATGACTGAAACAAATAATCTGTTAATTCCAGTCCAGCACGCCAAGCACGTAATGTCATCGGCATAGATACATATTCTAAGTCAACTGTACTATCATGCTTAACTATCCATACTGGCTCAGAGTTTTTAGTTACTGCACCAAAAGCAATATTTAATTCTGCTAACAATTTGTATGCTTTTACTCTAGGATTTGCTGCTAAGTTACTATCATCATTATTTGCATTATCACTATTGCAAAATTCTGTATCACAAAATGTTTCTAGTTCTACTTCGTGATCCTCATCGTATTCTCTACATTCGTCACATTGTGTGTATCTTGCAGAATTATTACGATAAATAACTTCTATTTCCATACCCATAGGTACATACTGCATTAAGCTTGGTAAACTACTTTTACCTTTTGTTACAGATTTATAATAGTTATTAGCATTCCATTCTTGTTTGTTATACACTATGAACTCACCAGTATCTGGATTAAAATCCAATACACTATAACCAAATGGTTTATGTGTATAAGAGAATGGTTTTATTGTCTGCGTATTTATAGGGTAATGTTGTCCTGATATTGCAGCATTTTGTATATCACCTTGATATGATCTCTGTTGCACTTTATTAGGTACACTACTTTTTGCATACGCGTCTCTCATAGTTGTTATCAAACGTTCTAGATTTATTGCCGACAATGTATTTACATTCATAAATCCAGGTATTCTTTTTCTGAAATAGCTATCAACAAATGCTAAATTTAAGTTATGCATTCCTACACTATTAACAGTTTGTTTTCTACTACCTTTCATGTTTTATCCTCCACTTTTTCTATAATGTCATGTAGTTTTTTATAACCTTTTACAAAGTCCTTATCTGCTATAAAGTGATTAGGACTAGCTTTATACAACGCAATTAAGCTATTTGTAGCTAATTCTGTTATATTTTTGTTATATTTAACTATGTCATTTGCTAATTTAACATATTCATTATTTTGCATTTTGTTCCTCCATTCTTTTTAAACGACTATTAACTATTGCTTGTACGTCTAACAATTGTTCTGTATTTAATCTATCTATTATTTCTATTATCTCGTATAGCATTTGTTCGCCACCTCCATATTTTTAATTGAATGTTATACACTTTGTATAACATAATATCTGTTAGCCAATTACTTAGTACATAAGCACCGACTAGATAAACTGGAACAGATAACCAGAACATTATTTCTAATTTATTCATTTTTTATCTTTTTCTATAACTTGTACAACTTTTACAGTTGTTTTACCTGCTGCATATGCATGCATATGAATTTTTGCCTCATCATATGTGTAACCTTTTGCTATACATCGCCACAACTGATAGATTATTTCTGTTAATTCCTCATTTGTTTTAGCCATTACAAACCTACTTGTAAGTTACTAACAAATTCTGGTTGATTTTTAACAGCTAATTGATAACTGTCAAAAATCTCACGATCATCTGCAACTTTTGCACGTCTTGTTGTTACACCGTCGATATAGAAAAAGAAATAATAACCTCTATCTCTTTTATTTTTAAAGTATCTAACTTCTTGTATTGTTAGATGATTGTGCACAATACTCCATACATATTTTGTAGGGTATTTGCGTGGTCCACCAAATTCTGGAAATCGCATAACACGATTACTAACTTGGCGTATAGATGCACCGTCTGGCACATTATATTTTTTGCTCATAATTACCTCCATATAATTATTACAATAAGTATACAACTTTTGTATACCTACTAACACACAACATTGATAATGTGTTAGTAGCTATAGTCCATACCAAAAGATATAAAGTATTAGCAAGAAAAGAGAAAAAAAATATATATATATGTTGTCGTCAAGGTCTTAAAAAAAATAAAATCAATTAGTGGTCATGTAGGGGAACATAACCACCAATCGATCTTTTATCTACATTGTATTAGCGCATGTATAACATATTTTATATAGGTCATCTAAACAACCTAGCATTAATGCATCTGTACCACTATGTACAATGTTATTTGTCGTATTACAGTATTGACACATTACTTAATACTATCTACGACTAGATTATTAGAATATACTTTTTCATTAGTTTTAGCATTAGTCCAATTATTAGCTTTAAAATAACCGTCAATCTCAACATGAATACCAGAATATGCATTAGCACCCTCTAGCTTTGACAAATCATTATCTGGTGCAAAAGCTTTTAGTTTATTAGTTAAACTATCAACGATATCTTGTAGATTTTCAACTCTACTAGATTTAGCTGATAATTTAAATGCATTAACAAATGCCTCATCTGCACCCTCATAATCTGGTTGAAAGTATAAAGATTGTCCCCAACCTTTATCATTTATTCCTAATGTTGTAGCATCAAATGTCATTAATGTACCTATTATTTTCATTATTCTATCCTTTATATATTTGCATATTCATTTTTGAACACACTGTCTATCCCAGTTTGGAAATTTCGGATCGCTACTTACTCGGCGCTTGCGTCGATCTTGTAAGTAGTTTGTCAAGTCAGCGAAAATTGCTTTGCGCCGCCTGCGCTGATTGTTTTGGAGTTTTTAGCCAGCGAGTTTACGAGCGTTTCTAAAAAACCAAAAGAATCCTAAAGTGATTTTCGGTGACTTGACTAATAGACTTGCTTAAAAACGAGCGGGGACAAAGATTAGCTCAGGTAACTTGAAAAACAACGTTAAACTTTCTTTTCTTGGATAGAGTTTAAGTTTTAGCGACAACGCCTTGGCGCTAAAACTTGCTTTAACTCTAGGTTCCGAGGAAATAAAGTTTTGTGTTGTTTTTGTAGTTCCGTGCTGATTTTGTCCAGTTTTTTAATTGGTATCACAAGTGCTTTTACATGATAGTCAGTGGATTTGCAATTCAGCCAGAACGCTTGCGTTCGTTTCTGAATTGAAACCAATGTCAAGGAGCCAGAACGCTTGCGTTCGTTTCGACTATGACTTGTAAGATGCCATGCTATCTGTTTAGGCAAACCAAAATTCTGTCCTACTATCTCAAGCAGCCAGCGAGTTTACGAGCGTTTCTGCTTAGAGATTGTGCTCTTTGGACAAGATTTTGGATTCACAGAACGCTTGCGTTCGTAGATTGCCGTTCCGAAAACACCGTTTTGGTGAACATATCCATGGCATCCTACGCAGTTGACTATCATCTAAAAGTGCTTGGGATACCAATATAGTGCGAAATTTCCACTCTGGGATGACCGTGTGTGGTTCCAGCGTCGTAACTCTTGTTTAGTAAGTTGTTTTGGTAAAGCTTTTATTTTAATAAAAGGTTTCGTACTGCAGTTACGAGACTGTATCTTACTTGGTTTGATTACTTTCTCAAAGTAATTGCTTTTGTTTTACTTTGTGCATACAAAGTAATTATAAATGGCGATACGTATATATATGTTTTTTTTCT